CCGGCGCGCCGCGGCGCCCGCGCGCGCGTCGGCGGTGATCACGTCGGCGCGACGGCCGGCGCGGCGAAATCCTCGGCCGTCGCCGGACGCGTGTAGTTGCCCGTCTGCAGCCAATCGCGGAACCGCGGCGCCGGCGCGGGGACAATCGACATGATGCGGTCCATGCCGCGGCCGTCGCTGTAGCTGTCGACGTAGGCGCCCAGGGCGTCGCCGACGCTGCGGAATCCGAGCATGCACTTGTGCTCATCGAAGGCGTCGCGCTCGAGGTCGCGCTGATTGATCACCCAGACCGTGTCGCCGTCGCGATCGTCGCCGATGAAGCAATCCATGCCCTCATGCGCGCCCTCCGCGCTGCCCGTCCGGTGGATGTAGCCGTAATCGGCCGCCATGCGCACCGCCCACGGCGTCCCGTCGGCGTGGGCGCCGCGCCGCCATTCGCCGCGCGCGGTTTCAATGACCACAGGCAGGCCGTGCACGAGCATGGGGCCGGCCGCGCTGTCGCCGGCGGGGCGGCCCGAGAATTCCCGGCTGCCGCCGCGATCCGCCGGGCCGCCGGCCGCCTGAGTGGCGCCCCCGACAGCGGGGGGGGCTGCCGCCGCCGCGGCCCCCGGTTTGGGACTGCCCGGCAGATGGATGCCGCCGGGCGGCAATTCGGGCGCCGGCGGCTCGATGTCGGCGTTAGCCGCATTTATGTCCTCATCGCTGATGTTGCTGAAAACTCCCGTTTCTTCGCTGCCGCCGCGCAGCTCCTTCATGGCGACTTGATCGCTGACGAGGCCGGCGTCCTTGGCGGCGATCACCGCCTCGGCAACCGCCTTCGCGACGTCCGCCTTTTCCCGCGGCGGCATCTGCCACAGCGGGCGGAATTCGATACCGAATCCGGACGGCAGGGCATGGCCGAGGGACTGACCGATGCAGCGGTAGACGCGCATCATGCCGACGCCGAGGTCCCGTTTCTGACGCTGCCTGATGCCATCGTAGTAGGTGCGCAGGTCCGATTCCCCGCTGCTGTTCAGGCCGGCCGGCGACTGCCCGAAAAGGCGCACGAGGGGAATCTGCAGGGCGCCGGATAGCTGCTGCCCGAACTGCAGGAGGACCTCGGCGAGGCCGCCGAAACCGGGCGAAGCCGATACATCGAATTCGTCCTCCTTGTCGAGAATCGACAGGCCCTCGATGTTCTGAAAGCGCCGCATCATGTCGGTGAATTTCAGAAACCCCTGGTAGGCGTCCCCGCCGATCCCGATGACGTCGCGCAGGCCGTTGATTTTGACGCTGCGGATGTGGGCCTTGTTGACGAGCTGCGCGGCGCCGGTCGTCGTCAGGTCGAAGGCCACCATGCGATCGTAGAGACGCTCGAGGACGCTGATGCCCCATAGATTCTCTTGCAATCGCTGCCAATACGGCAGGCGGATGCCCTCGAGGCGGATGCAGCGCGAATAGTGGATCTTCAGGCGCGGCAGCGCCGGCGCGTCGGCGTGGATCGTGTAGTAGGTGGGCAGGCCGAGGTGCGGACCGGGGGCGCGCACGAGGTTCTGCAGGGACGGCTCCACCATCCACCGATCGAGCACGAGCAGGCCGCGGAACTGCCCGCGGCCGACGGTTTCCAGGCGCAGGGGTTGCGCGTAGTCGTGGCCGTCGATCATCATGACGACGATGCAGCCGCCGTAGAGGCGCGACCACTTGATGGCGTCCGAGGTGGCGGCCCAAATGCCGAGGGATTCCGCGGCCTCGTGGATTTCCTCCTGGGCATCCGGGTCGATGTCGCCGCGCAGCGTCACCCCCTCCCGCGTCATGTCCTCGGCAACCACGTCGACGGCCATGCCGCCGATCCATGACCCGCGATGGATCCATTCCATCAGCGTGCGAATCCTGGATATGGGGTTAAACCCATAGCCAGACGACGTCATCACGTTGTCGGCGCCGACGCCGAGGTTGTGCTGAAAATTGACGAATGAATCGATCGTCGACTGCGCGTCGAGCGTTTTCTGTCCAAGGGACCGGCGCAGCGCCCGGTCCTCGCTGCGCGCGCGCTGCGCGGCCGCGCGCACACTGACCGCCTTGGTTGTCATTGACCCCCCTCAGGTTTTCGCATCAGCAGCGCGCGGGCGCGCGCGAATTGTTCCTCGTCGATGCGTCGCTGCATGTCGCGCGCGCGCCGCTCGAGGGCGCTTGCCGCATCCGCGGCACTGCGCCGGCGCGCCGCCTCGGCGTCTGCGCGCGCGTGCGCGGCGCGCGCGTCGTCGCGCCGCGCGAGGGCGCGGTATATCGTCGACAGCGCGATTCCCTCATCGCGCGCCGCCCGATAGGGGGTCGTGCCGGCGTCGACGCGCGCCAGCGCGCGCGCCGTGGCCGGCCGCAGGGCACGCGTTGCCGTCACCGGTAGGCGGGGCGCCGACGTTGGGGCGCCTGCGGGCGCGTGCGCGCGCACAGCGCGAGGCCGGCCTCGATGAGGACGGTGATGATCAGAACGGTGGCGCTCATTGCATTTCCCCCAGGGGTAGTTCCTGCTGATCGAGCAGGCGACGATCCTCGGCGACCTCGATGGTCTCCGCATTCGGGAACAGCGCGGCGGCCAATGCCGCCGCCGCGCGCGCTGTCGCCGCGTGGACGATGTGGCCGCCATGCGCGACGACGTCGCCGGATTCCCTACTGCGCACCATGAATCGCATGATAGCCGCTCCGCGTGTATGTAGCGATGCCACATATTACGGCAGAAACGCTATATAGCATAGGGCGACCCGACGAACGGCAGGCTTTTCCTTTTGTCCGCCGGTAGTTACCGCCCATCCCGCACGTGCGCGCGCGCGTCGGATTCCCAATTGCTATATAGCCGGGGCGGCGCATAATCGGTGCCGTCGTCCACTTGCCCGAGGTGCCCGAACATGGATCCGCGATCCGATGATGGCGTCCCCGCAGACGTCGTCGAAGCCTTTGCCCGGCAGTCCGAGACCGCCTACGCCGGCCTTCCCATTCACGAGCGCATCGCCAACGAACCCGATTACCTGCCGCGCGTCGTGCGCGCGGCGCGCGGCATCCCGACGCGCGATCGCGCCGCCGACATGACAATCGATGCCATGCCGCCGTCGGCGATCGCCCACAATGCCGGCCTGCAGACACGCGGCAGCGCGCCCCTCGAGGCGGCAAAAACCGCCGTCGCCGCCGCCCTCCTCTATCTGCTCGTCGCCGCCCTCGGCGCCGTCCTGCACCGCAGCGGGACCTACGAGGCGCTGCAGGACGGCTGCAGGTCGACCGGCCTATCGCAGAACGCCGGCCTGTGGCCCCTGCACTATCGCGAGCGGCAATTCGTGTGCCGCGGCGGCACGCGCTGGGAATAGCCCCCGCGCCCCGTATGATCGACGCAGGCGCGCGTAGACGCGCCCGAGGAGGGCTTTCCCTTGGAGGCCCGCTATGTGGCATTGGATCCTGATTCTTCACCTGCTCAGCGCGAGCGGCGGCGATCAATTCATCGTCGTCGATCACGAATGGGAATCAAAGGCGGACTGCGACGCCGTGGGCGCCTCCGCCATTGCCCTCGCCGCCGGCGGCAGCACGTGGGCGTGCGCACAGACGGATTTCGACCACACGCGGCGCCCCGGCGACCACTGGTAAGCCGTTCGTCGGGCGCCGCGCGCCGGCCGTCGGACGCTATATAGCAATTTTCGGCCCCCGCGCGCACTATTCGTCTGTGCGCGACGTGCGCACTGCAGATAGGAGCAGCCGAAATGTTCGACGCCACGCAAGTCAGTGCTGGTCAGAATTCCGCCCTGCCGCCCTTCATGACCGCCGCGGCATCGGGCACCTACCTAGGGGCAGCCATGACGCGCGGCATCGACGAATCCCTGCCGGCGGCCCGCATGACGGACGGCGCCCGCTTCCGCGCCTTCGTTTTCGCGGGCCGCGCGATCTTCACCATCGTCAGCGGCCGCACGGGCACGCGCTACACGTTCCGCGTGTCGGCATCGAAGAAGTACCCCGGCACGCACCGCGTCGACCTGCTCGCCGGTCCCTCGAATACCTCCGATTTCAGCTACGCCGGCTACGTCGAAGCCGATCGCCGCACCTATAAGGCGCCGCGCCGCGCCTGCGACGCCGTCAAGGCCCTGCAGTGGCTTTTCCACTTTCTCGCCGTCGGCGACGACGCGTGGTCGCGCGTCGTGGCGGGGCAGACCGAGGTGTGGCACGAGGGGCGCTGCGGGCGCTGCGGGCGCCGCCTGACGGTTCCGCAGTCGATCGCCACCGGCCTGGGGCCGGAATGCGCGGCCCGTCAGGACTGACGGCCATGGGCGCCTATCTGCTGATTTGGGTGCTCGCCGGCGTCGTCGTCGTCGAGCCCCGCGCCGACTTCGACGACTGCCGGGCGGCGGCCCGCGACCTGCTCGCCGGCCGCCCGGACGTCGAGATTCTGATCACCTGTGAACCTGACGACAGCAAGGAAATCTAGCCATGAGCGCGAAACGCACGGCATCTGCATTCAACGTCGGCCAAATCCTCTACTACGTGCCGAATCACCGCCTTTACTCAAGCGCGAGGTATTGGAGCGCCGAAAAGGGCGAGGAGGTCGTCGTTACCCGGGTCGGCCGCCAATGGATCGGCCTCTCGAACGGTCGCGAAATCAGCGCGGCGACCATGCTGGGGCGCGCGGATCGCCGCGGCGTTTCCTGCGGCGGCGCGTTTTTCGGCCTCGAGCATTTCCTGCGCGAAAGACGCGCCGACGAGGACTGGCAAGCCTTCATGCTCGACATCTGCATGCAATCCTTCAGCCTCGAGCGCCCCGCCACCATGACCTCGGATCGCCTCGGCGCGCTGCGCGCTGAACTTGGCATGAAGCCGCGCCCGGCGCCGGCGAACAAGGAGGGCGCGAAATGAGCCACTCCATGCGGCGCCGCGATCGCATATCGCCCATCAAGCCGGAGGACAGCGGAGCCATAGCGCGGCGCAACGGCCTGCCGGAAACCGCGAACCCCTACGGCGACCCCGACACCGTGCCGCGCGCCTCGGCGTGGCGGCGCGGATGGCGGCGCCAGGATCGCAAGATTTCGCGCACGTGCGAGAGCAATCCGACCGAATAGCGGCCGCCCCCTGACCCCTGCCCCCTGAAGGAACCCCCGTCATGCAGACCATGAGCAGCTACGCCTTTCCCCTGCGCTACCTGCGCGCCCTCGCCGGCATCACGGCCCCGCGCCATTACATGACCTACAGGCGCGCCGTCTACTACTCGCGCCGCGGCTACCTGTGCGCGACCGACGGTCACTGCGCGGTCGTCATCGATGCGCGCGAGCCGGAGGTCGACGAACCGTTGGCGGCGCCGGCGTGGCGACCCGCGGACCCGTGCGACGCCGTCGAATTCCTACTGCCGCCCGACCTCGTCGCCGCCCTGCTGCGCGACGGCGGCGTGCGCTGCCCGTGGCGCCATCGCGCCATCGTTCAGGTCAACGTCACGACGACATGGCGCGCCGATCCATCGCTGGCGCTGCCGCGCGTCGCCACCGTGCATTACATCAAGGCTCAGATAAGGGGATCCTCGATTTCGCATTCGGTAGAGGTGCCGCAGTACGAAGTGTCGCGGTTCCCGGAGCTTTACCTGTGGAAAATCCTCGACGCCTGCGCGCCGCACGTGCACAAACACCTGTGCGAGGAGACGGAGAATTCAACGCTCAATCTGAGAATCTATGAGCGCATGAATCAGTGCTTCACCGCCTTTGAATTCGACAAGCTGCGCGCCGACTATCAGCGCGTGCGCATGTGGTGTCGGCCCTCTACCAGGAGCGTGTTGACGCATCAATACCTCGCCCTCCCTTACGGCCCGATCAATCCCGGCGGCGGGCCGCCGCGGATCATCGGCGTCGCCATGCCGATGCGCGTGTAGGCGCGCAGGGGCGCAGGCGCGCTAGGATTCGCCCGCAGTTCAACCCATCACCACGGAGGACAAGCATGAGTCAGGAAACACCAAATCCCGGCAGCGGCGACACGCCGGACCTGGCGCCGGCACCGACGGCGGAAACCATGGCGGCGTGGATCGCCGCGCGTGCGGAGACCGCGCAATTGCTGACGGAACTCGCCGGCGCCCTGCGCGTACACGGCGACGCCACGGAGGCGCGGAACGCGCACCACCACGGCGTCGTGCAGCTCGAAACGCTGAACCGGCAGCTACGCGCGGCGATAGGCGTGGCGAATTTCCGATAGACGGCGGCCCCGCGTTGCCGGCAACGGCGTAGTATCTGCACGTGGGCGCCGCGGGGCGCCCCGAAAAGGAGACGGGAAATGCCGGCAAACAGCATCGCGGGTCGCGCGGTCCTCACTCAGGAAAGCCTCGACCTTCACGCCGCCCTGACGGGCGCCCAATTCATCCTCGGCGCGCACGACGCCGCCATGGTGGCGCGCGACGACGTCGACGCCGGCCTGATGCGCGTGCGCCACGCCGCGCGGTGCGTGCGCGAGGCGACGGCGGCCCTCGAGGAAATCCTCGCCGGAGGCGCGCTGTGACTACCGCGGCGGCCACGAACAGCGTGCGCTCTCGCGCGCGCCACCATTTCCCCTCGGCGTGGGGCGCCCTGCACGCGCTGATCGTCTGCGCCCTCGTCGTCCTCTACGCCTACACGGCCTACCACAGCGTCGCCAATGGCGGTTATCAGGTCCACACGAAACGCATGCACACGAGGGTACTGTGACGAAAAAGAATTTTTACATGTATGGCGGCAACAATCGCTTGGATCGGGATGCGATGCCGTTCCCGGATCCCGATGCCCCGTTCAGTGCAGCCGGAAACCGCGCGTGGGTGCACGAGGTCATCGGCATGCGTTACGATGCCGACGAATTCGGCGCCGTGCGCAAATGGCTGCTCGAGCAGCGCACGCGCATCGACCTGCAGGACTACGCCGACGCCGAACGACGCGGCGAATTCCCGGATCCGACGCCCATAAACGAATCGCGCGCCGTCTACGCGTCGATGCGCCTGCAAGCGAACATCGAAAGAAACGCCGCCCGTCATCTGCGCGACATTCGCATGCGGGCAGCCGAGGCACGCGCCGCGCACGATCGCGCCGTCACCAATTCATTCGGGGAAATCCATATCGCCGCCTTTGAGGCAGCATTGCGCGCGATTTGGGAGACGTTTTCCGTGGCGCCGAAAACGGTATGGGTGAACGGCGAAAAATACGTTCGCCCCTGACGGCGTCCCGACGAACGGCGGCCGGTGGCCGACGGGTGGCGCACACCGTTACCGGTAACGGTGTACTATGTAGTCATTGCAACGCGCCACCCACCGGAGAAAACGATGTCCATACAAGCCGCCCCGATCGACGATAAGACTGCCCTGCGCAATTACCTGACGCGCAAGCATACCGCCTTTGATTCGTTCGATGATCTGATCAACGCCGCCGGAGGCTACGAGCCGACGATCCGCTGCATGGCGCCGCGCGAGACGCGGTCGTGGGACTACCGCGCCGAGCGCCTCGAGCTGCTCGCCCTCGCCGACCACTATGACGGCGCGCAGGAGCAGCGCGGCGACCCGCGGCGCGCCTACCGCGGCACGTACATGCCGAGCCGCGTTGACGGCGACGTCGAATTCATCGGATAACCACCGCGGCCGCCCGGCTGGCGGCCACCACCCACCCCTGGGGAAACCATGAGCAACAAGGAAACAGCACAGCGCGCCGTCCGCCGCCTCGAAACGGACATCGACGACATCGATCGAGTGCATCGCAAGATACCCGATCCGGCGTTTTGGCGGAGACGCTGCGCGCTGGTCTGGGTGCGCGACGCCATCGCGCACAAATGGTCGCTGCGCGTCGCCGAGCACGACGGCGTGCCGCCGGCGCCTGAGATGTGTGATTGGGTCGATTTGGTAAACATCATCGCCAACGATTCCGCCAATAGGTAGCGGCCGCCGCCCGTCAGCCGACGGGCGGCACTTGACCGGTTACCGGTAACGGCGCGTGATTCAGTCACGCCAACCGGAGACCCACGATGTCAAACCTCGAAATCGCCAACGAAATTGTCCGCCAACTCGGCGGCAACCGCTTCACCACGATGACCGGCGCGACGGCGTTCGTTGCCGTCGAGGGCGGCGTGACGTTCCTCCTGCCGCGCATCCCCGGCCGCAACGGGCGCCGCGTCACGATCCGCCTCGAGGCCACGGACACGTATTCGATGATCGTGCGTCGCGTCGACGGCCGATCCCTCGTCATCCCCGTGCGCGACTGCACGGGCATCTACGTCGACCAATTGCGCGAGACGTTCGAGGCCCTGACCGGCCTGCGCACGAGCCTGTAACCCCACCGCCTGACGGAGACATCAAATGCTGGCAACTACGCTTATCGGCGCCCAGGAAGAAACCATCCGCCGCATCGAGGCCGCCGACGCGCTGCCCGATAACCGCTACGGCCGCCGGCAGCGCGGTCAACGCGCCGCCCTGCGCGACCTGCGCACGTGGCTTGTCGCGAAGGGGTGGAACGAGGCGAGCATCAGCGTCATCGTTCGCGACACCCTCGACATCGTCACGCTGAACCGCGCCGCCGCGCAGGCCGAGCAGGAGGCCACGTGTCAATGATGAAGCCCGCGGATCGCCGCGTGTGGATCCTGCAATGGGTCGGCACGCGCGACACGGCCGCGCACCGCCGCTGGCGGTTCAGCGTCCTCGATTCCGAATTCGTCAACGCCTACGCGATCGCCACGGGCACGCGCCTCGACGCCCGCATGGTGGGTCCGCATCACTCGCGATCGCTTGGCGCCGACCTGCGCGCCCTGTACGTGCGCGGCTACGCCGAGCGCCGGTGCATCGGCCTCGGCGACCTGCGCGGCCTCGGGTTCCCCTCGTGGACGTGGTCCTACGCGCTGACGCCGATGGGGCACGCCGCCGCAAAGAGCCTCGCCTACCGTTCGTCGGCAAATCAAAAATAACGCTTGACGGCGTTACCGGTAACGCCCATACTGCATCCATCGACAACGCAACACCGACGGAGAAAGCAAATGTTGAACTTCCTCGTTTCCCCCACCGGCCTCGTGATGGACATCAGCAGCGAATATCAAGCCGGCCGCGAATGGATCAACCGCAACGATTTCCACGCGTTCGAATTCGCCGCCACGCTGGCCGCCATGTGCAACGCGCGCGCCATCGGCGCCGGCACGACGGACCGCTACATGGCGACGGACGCCGGCGAGCACACGAGCCCGCGTTACGACGTCATCCGCGTTCCGCAGGTCGGCGCCGCCGTGAGCCGCCACTTCAACGGCGACAGCTACCCGGCTGGCACGATCGCGAAGATCAGCAAGAGCCTCCGCGTGATCACCACGACCGACGGCACGACGTTCTACCGCCGCGCGCGCACCGCCGCGTGGGTCAACGCCGGCACGTGGGCGATGATCAGCGGCCACCGCAACGATCGCAACCCGAGTTTCTGAGCGCAGGGCGCGGCGGCCCGCAGGGGTCGCCGCGCGTCCTGAGCGCAAGCATTCAACGCAAAGGAGTCGAGATCATGAAAACACCGAATAAGCGCCTTGCCGATCGCGCACTTCTGCTGTCCTGCGCCCTGAGTCGCGTCGAGGCAAATGATGCCTACCCGCAGCACGCCGGCGCCCGCAGGCAAAGCGCCACGCGGGTCGGCATGACATCGTTGCCCGTGCTTGTTATCAACATGCTTTCGACGTGGAACGTCAGCGGCCCCGTAAAGACTGGCACTCTGAACGTGTCGACCGGCAAATCAAGCGAAATGGTCGATGCCGGTTATGGGGTCCGCGCATCCGAGCCGCGCCAATTCGGCGGCACGACAATTATCGAGTGCGGACTGACGCGCGAACAGGCCGAGGCCATTGCGTCGATCGGGACTCCGTAATTCAACCGCCGCTCGTCACCCGACGAACGGCGGTTAACAGCGTTACCGGCAACGCGCAAAATGCCTACATCGACAACGCAACACGGAGTCCCCAAAATGTTCGGCAACCTCGGCGTCCACGTGATCCAGTTCCCCTCCAAGCGCTTCGGCTTCGTCGGCACCCTGCCCGTGGCCCTCGCGTCCATCCGCGCGGCGACCACTGCCGACGTGATGGGCGGCCGCGCCTACATCAACGATCACGGCGCCCTCGTGGCCCCGCATTTCCCGGTTTTCGCCACCGAGGCCGAGGCGCGCGCGTTCGCGGCGTCGGTTGCCGTCACCCTGTCCAACTAACCCCGGAGGTTCCGCCATGTCGATCGAACAAGCCCCGCACGTCCTGCGCGCCCTCGATGCCCACGGCAACGTGTCGTGGTGGACGGGCCGCGCGGGCGCCGATTGGGTGTCCCGCGACCGTTCGCAGGCTTTCGCCGATCTCAACCGCGACGGCGCCCGTCGGCGCGCCCTGCAGTTCAACGCGCGCCGGGGCCTGCACGGCCTGCTATTCATCGCGATTCCCGCGAAAGGAGACCCGGAATGAAAATCCAAATCTGCATCGACGAGGCCGACGTCGACATGCTCCGCTGCATCCTGCTCGACGTCGCCACGCGCGCGATAACGCATCGAAATCGGATCCGCAATCCGGAGCGCCGAGCGATCCGCGATGGGCAGATGGACCGCATCTATCGCGTGGCAACGCGCGTGCGCGAGGCGCTGCCCTATCGCAGCACTCCGGCCGCGGGCGGCACGCCTGGGGGCGAGCTGTGAATCGCGCCGATATCATCTGCTATGCGCTCTCCGACGCACTGTCCGGGCCTCCCCTGCCGAAATCTATCGATGGCGAGCATAGGCTTGCGCGCGAAATAATTGCGCGCGAGATGGACAATTGGATAGATGCGCATGTCGCGCCCGCCCTCGAGGCCGCCATCAGGGGCGAAACCAAATCCGCAGCGTATGCCGATGCGCTCATCAACTTCGCTCGTGCCTGCGCACGCATCCACCGCAGCAATCGCAACGGCGTTCCGCTGCCGACGATCGGCGGGCAGCTTTCCGACGAACGGCGCCCCTAGGCGCGCACATTGCCGGTAACATCGGCCTACATTGGAACAGGTGCACACGTGAAAACCAAGCAAACCGGAAAGAATCGCCTGCGCGACGACCTGCAGGCGATCGAACGCTATGCCGTGCAGGAGCGCGTGACGCGCCTGCGCGAACGCCGCGCCGACGCCGGCCTCGTGCGCGTCGAGGTCTGGGTGCCCGCCGACGCCCGCGATCGCCTGCTGCGCTATGGCCGCCGCCTGCGCGGCGACGCCGGGGCCGTGCAATGACCGCCCCCGCCGACGATCGCCTCGACGCGCTCGAGCGCCAATTCGCCGCCATGGTGGGCGCGCGCGCCGGCGGCACGCTGAACGAGGCCCTGGGAATCCTGCGCGACCTCGCGAAATTGGAGACCGTCGGGAAATGGACGCGCGAGCCCAAGCGTGACGGCGCCGGCGCAATGAACTACTACCGGACCTGCCCGACGTGCCAATTCCGCACGCGCCTCAATACGATCGCCGACGTCGTCGACAATCAGGGCGCGCCGCAACACCACAAGCATTGCCCGGCGCAGCGCGCCCGCGACCTGCTCACATTCATCGATGCCGGCGACGGCAGCGCCGCACCACCTAAGCCGGCTGCGCGCCCGCAGGTCGACAGTGTCGAGTCCGTTGCCGATCGGCCGATCCCCGTCGATCCGAATACCATCGAATCGCGCCTCGCCGTGCTCGAGGCGGGCCGCCAACTTGCCGCCGCGCGCCTGCACGACATATCCGTGCAGCTCGACATCCTGCGCGCCGATTTCGCGAACCACACCCACAAGGAATGATCGCTATGAGCAACGAAATCAACGGCGCCGCCGCCGCGGCCGCCCATCAATTCAACCTCGCCCGTGGTGCGCGCCTGCACCTGAACGTCGGCGGCTATGACATGACCTGGGAGGCCACGCAACCCTGCAGCATCGTCGGCGGCCCGCAGGTCGCCGTCGCCATCGATGCCCTCGCCGGCATGGGCGTCCTCGTGCGCGTGCACGACATGGCGCGCGACGCCGGCCTGCGCTCGCGCCTGCGCGCCGCCCTGCGCGTGCTGTTCGCGGCCTAGTGACCGGCGCACCAATAGACGGTCACCTTGTCGGTAGCGTTGCCCGGCGCGATGCCGAATCCCGCCGGGCACCAGATCCCCTCCTCGCCGTAGTTCCACATGACGCCACCGATCGCACCGGTCACCATGCCGGACGGCGCCTTGTGCAATTGCTGCCCGGCGGCGCCGCTGCCGTTGTCCATGCTGACGACCGCGGCGGCCGCCATCGCTGCCGTGATCGTGTCGGCATTCGTGCCACCGTTATAGACGATCTTCTTGACCTTGCACGGCAGCGTGGTTACGCGCGTGTACGCGGTAACCCCCGTCAGTTCGGCGACATTCAGCGCGCTACCCAGGCGACTGCCGACGCCGCCGTGGGGTTCGATGACCTGCACAAGTCCGCTCATGTTTCCCTGCTCCTCTTAGCGTGTGGGGCGCCCCATGCGCTCCCACGAGCCGATTGCCCCCGACTTGGTTATGTAGCCGTCGAGGGCGTACCTGATGGCGTCCCAGCAGTGGTTATGCTTGTCGACGACGATCGGCAGGATATCGCCGTTTTTCGGGTCGACTTTATAGCGATAGTGCCGGGCCTCAAAAATCGTATGCTTGCACCGCGGGTGAATCACGATCTCATCGAATCCGCGCAGGTACGTGATTCCGTCCTTTACGCTGCCCTCCCACTTGGCGGCGGCCGCGATGTTGAATCCTTTGCCGCGAATGTAGCTGATCGTCTCGGGCCGCGCGGCGTCCGCCTTGATGGGCCATTTCCTGCTGTCGGGGACCTTGTCATAGAGGGCGCGGCCGCGGCCCGTCCTTTCGCGCTCATCCGCCTCGGACTGCGTGATCGCCAGCTCATCGAAATCGCACTTAACCGCCCACGCCTCGTGATCGACGTACAGGCGACGCGATCCGGAATTCTCGACGATGAATGCGCGCAGCAGCGTCGACGGATCGACGGCAAAGCCGAAATCGGCGCCGTAGAGGAGGCGCTGCGCGCTTTCCCGGACGTTTTCGCCAAAGGGTTCGACGACGTACTTGCCGCGGAAAATTTCGGCGTCGCTGACCGCCCTGCAGCTCCCCTCCCATACGTGCTGATACGCCTCGGGGTCGACGCGCGCGAGCCAGTCCTTTTCCGCGCGCAGTTCCTCGGGAAACCACGGATTGTCGCGCCAGTTGACCTCGACGACCCACGCGCCTGGGGGCGCCTGTCCGGGCACGAGGAACCGCTGATAGGTGGCATCGGTTTCCTCCTGCGGAT